GCCCCCTAATGTTTGGGAGGCGGCCTGATCTTCACCGCCAGGGTGGCTCATGACTTGATCCAGATCAAGGCGGAGCGCTTGGTTCAAGCGTAAGTCGCTCGTCAGCAAATCAAGCATCTTGGCCTCCATGGCGTCAGGCCCCTTGACGAGAAGGCGAGCGACCCCGGAAGCGGCGGTTTCGCGCCGCCGCTCATCCAATTGCTGAAAGGCTTCAGCAAGGCTCAAGACGACAGCGCCAACGGTCGGCGGCTCTGCAGGCGCGGCCGGCGCACCGCCGTGCGCCTCGTCCATCCATCCCGGAGGCATGCCGTAGACCTGCTCCGCCCTTGTGGCCAGTTCGTCGCCGACGCTTCTGGCCTTTGGCCCCTCGCGGGTCATGGCGCTGATGTGTGTCTTCGGCGTCCCCAGGGCCACTGACAACTCAGTCGGGCCGCCCGCGCGCCTGATCAGCGCCAACAGGTTCTCGCGCCGGTTCAAACGGTACGGCCTGGGCGTAGGGGTTTCTTCTAGTTCATCCACTCCGGGACTGTAGGCGGCTTGCATAACAGCAGGTTGCGCGTTATGCTCAACCATCGATTGCGCACATTGCATAACCACATGGACCTCCGAAAGTACACCAGTGAACTGCCGCATGGCGGCATGGCTGAGCTGGCGCGCAAGTGCGGCATTTCGCCGATCTACCTGTCCCAGTTGGCGGCTCGCCAGGATGGGCGCGTGCCCGGCCCTGTGTTGGCTGGCGTCATCGAGCGCGCCACTGCCGGCGTCGTCACTCGTCAAGAGCTTCGCCCCGACGACTGGGCGCTGATCTGGCCCGAGCTGACAAAGAAGCGGCTCAAGGGCAAGCCCGCCGAAGAACAGCAGGAGGCCTGAGCAATGGCCGAGTTCAAGCCCGTCAAGACGGTCGCCGATCTGGAAAGCCTGGATCAAGACGACATCGTTGCCGGCTACCGCGATGGTTGGCGGAACCCGGAAGAGCCGGGCAGCGACAAGAGCCGCGGCTACTGGCATGGCTGGCGCAATGCGCAGATGGACGCTCGGCGCATGCCCCATGACGCCGCTTCGGCGCGCCTGTGCCGCGAATACCTTGGCACTCGCGTCAGGGGCCATTGATCCATGCATCACGACAGCCTCTCCAACTCCATGGCCTGCAGCAATAGCTCTTGCGCCAGTGCACGCAGCGCACGGATGAACACCAGCCGTCCGGCTGATAGCGAGTGGGGTGTGGGTCGTGTCGTCATGGCTTCACTTTGTTCGCCCCACCACTGGTAAGTCCACTGGGAAGTCAGTGATTTCTATCTATGGAGACCACCATGCAGCTTGAGCTACCGATCCTCTGCCGGATCGATGCGCCCAGCGTCGTGCATCCCGACGAGATCAACGCCGTCAAGACGTTCCGCGATGCCGTGCTGCTGTGCTGGGCCAAGCGCCGCGACAAGGCCCCAGGCGCACAGACCGCGTGCGCCCGCTACTGCGGCATCCAGGTCTCGCACATGAGCAGCTACCTCAGCGACGACCCTGACCAGCGCGACATGCCGGCCAAGTACGTCAAGGCATTCCAAGCATGGTGTGGCAATGCAGCCATTGGCCAGTTCCAAGCCCGGGAGGCCGCTTTGTCGGTCATCCAGGAAGTCGAAGTGATGTTGCTTCGGAGGACCGCATGAAGACCACGCAAGACCTGCCTCTTGACCCGCTCGGCGGCCTGGGCGCTCCGATCCGCCCAACCAAGCCGGCGGCACCCGATCCCATCAAGCAGTTCGAGCACATCAACGACCAGAACAAGGCCGTGCAGACCATCGCCGACACCCTCCGAAAGAAGGCCGAGGTGATGCCCGGCGCGGTGGAGGAGTGGCAGGGGCTGGACTTGTCTGACGCCTACAGCCGTGCGCTGCTCGGCTGCATCTAACGCCTCGATTCGGCAAAGGAGTTACCAACCATGACGCACGCTGCTCAGTTGATCCAAGCCATCCGCGCCGCTGGGCGCCGTGGCATGACCTACCTGGAGTTGGAACTACTCCGCATCAGCTCGTCGCCCTGGAAGCGCCTTGATCCGAAAGAGCGGCCCGAACGTTACTTGCGCCGTGGGGAGAGCCTGAAGCGCCAGACTGGGCGCGATGGTCTGGTGCGGTTTGTGGTGGTGAGGGGCTGAACTTTGGCGACTGACGCCCGCATTTCGACGGCCCTGCCGTCTCACCCGAAAACAAAAAAGCTCGTTCGCCAGCTTGGCGCTGAGGCGGGTTGGAGCTTGGTTGTCCTAATCCTATGGGCCGCTGAGAGCCGCAGCGACGGCGACCTGTCTGGAATGGACGATGAAGACATTGAACTGGCCTCCGACTGGGATGGCGAGCCAGGCGCATTCATCGCCGCATTGCGTCGCATCCGCTTTGTGGATGGCGCCGAGGGCGAAACCCGCATCCACGATTGGACGGAGCATCAGCCATGGGCCTCTGGCGCCGAAGCGCGCTCGCTGAAAGGTCGGTGGAACGCGATCAAGAAGCACCACGGCGAAGCTGAAGCTGACCGTCAGGTTCCAGAGTACGCATCAATCCGGCATGCGAACGCAAAGCAGCCTGCATCCGCGCAGCATGCTAGTAGCACTGGTGTAGCAGCACAGCAGCATGCTCCGTCTCCTGCTCCGATACCAACTCCGTCTCCAACTCCGACTCCAGCGTGTGTCGCGCCTGTCGAGGCGGATCATGGGCAAACGATCCCGACGATGGCCGGAGCCGTTTGCATCACGCTCCGGGCCAAGGGCGTGCAGAGCGTCAACCCATCCCACCCCGACCTAATCGCTTTGCTTGAAGGCGGCGCGGATATCGGGGCGTTTGCAGCCGCCGCCGAAATGGCCGTGAGCCGTGGCAAGGGCACATTCGCCTACGTCCTCGCCACCGTCAAAGGGCAAGCCGCCGACTCGCAGCGAATGGCCGCCAACGCTCGTGCTTCGCCGATGCCCGGGCGCCAGCCAACGGCCGCAGAGCTTCGCGTCATGCAGGCCGTGCCGTCCCTAGCCGCCCCACATCTGCGCCCACAGCGCCCCATGCAATTCGTTGAGGAAGTCGGCAATGAGCCTCCCCTCCAGCTGGACTGATCGGATCTTCGCCAAGCTCACCGTGACATACGGTCAGCGCTTCCTCGGTCTCTATTCCGGGGTTGACCTCCAGGCCGTCAAAGACGACTGGGGCCACGAGTTGCGCGGGTATGCGCAGGCGCCGAAGGCAATCGCCCACGCGCTCGACAGCCTTCCGGTCGACAAGCCACCGACCGTATTGGAGTTCCGCCAGCTATGCCGCGGCGCCCCGCAGTACGTGGACACGGCCAGGCTGCCGGCGCCCAAGCCGAATATGGCCGTTGCGGCGGAGGCGCTAAAGGGCGTCAACGTTCAAGCCTACGACCCGAAGGAGTGGGCCAAGAGCCTCAAGGACCGGGAGGCTAACGGCGCGAATTTGACCAAAGCGCAGCGCTGGATGTGGCGCGAAGCATTGGGCGAGAACAAAGGGGCCTCATGAGTCAGTTCATTCAATCGTGCGCTGGCGGCTGGTGCACGAAGCGCGATCACTGCGCTCACTACCACGCGGCCAGCACAGATCAAACCCCATCCGAACGCCTATGCCCACCCGGGCAAGACGGCGCCGGCCTTCGAACCCTTTCGCCCATCGAAGACATGCGCAACTACCTAAGCCCTGAGAAGCAATCCCGCATCGTTTCCATGCTGACTGAGGACGGCATGCCGGTGCGTCGAATCATTGAAGCCATCGGCTGCAACCCGGCTAATGCCCGCACCACGGTCGTGAACCTTGCGGCACAGGGCCGCATCTTCACCGTTCGCACCAGCACCGACGAAGCGCCGCGCAGCGAAGTGTGGTGCTTCCCAACTCCTGAGGCCAGAGACAGGTTCAAGGAATCTCGCGCCCTGGCAAGCCGCGAGCGCATTCGCGATTACCACCGCGAACAGGCCGCCAAGCGCAAGGCAGAGCGCCACGCCAGCGGCAGAGCTCGCAACGCGAGGTCCATGGCGGCGGAGGAGCGCGAGGCAAGGAGGGCTCAGGAACGCGCTCTCCGTGCCGCAGAGGCAGAAATCGCCAAGCAGCGCGCTCGCCTCGACCGTGAAGCTGCAGCAGCTCAGAAGCAGCGCGATAAGGCCGAGGCCAGGAGCCAGCAGAAGGCGCTCAAGGCCATGACCAAGGCGGCCGGCGCGACGATCTTCAAGACCGGCACGAAGAGCCCGAAGCCTGCCGCGCCGAGGTTCGCTGACTTGCCGGTCCACAACCCCAACAACATCAAGCCGGTCGAACTGCCGTGCAGACTGCGCGACCGCTTCGCGCCTGGACCGGATGTGTGTTCTGTCGTCAATTCGGAGCAGGCCCGGCCGTGGGCCATGGCTGCGACGGCATGAGCGAGCGAAAGGTAATCCAGCTCGACAACGCAGCCTTCGGCCACGGCCTGTGGGTAGAGGCCTGGCGCTGGTGCAAGGCAATGCTGATCGCCGGCCATCGCCTGACCGTCGAAATCAAAACCGCCACCCGCAGCACAGAGCAGAACGCGCTCATGTGGTCTTGCCTCAACGACCTGTCCAAGCAAGTGGACTGGCCCGTGGACGGCCGGACGCAGAAGCTGGACCCGGAGGAATGGAAGGACATCCTCAGCGCCGGCCTGAAGAAGGCCCAGCGCGTCGCCCAGGGCATCGAGGGTGGTTGGGTGATGCTGGGCCAGCGTACATCGCGCATGACGGTGGCGGAGATGTCGGAGTTGATCACGCTGGCGCACGCGTTTGGGGACCAGCATGGGGTGAAGTGGAGTAGGACCAGTTTGGGTAGGAACGTACCCGAGGAGGCGTTTGCATGATCCTCACCATGCCATGGCCCGTCACGCGCGGCCTTAGCCCGAATCATCGCGTCCACTGGTCGCAGAAGGCGCGCGCCAAGAAGTCACTTCGCGCCGCCTGGGCCTGGGAGGCGACGAAGCAGGGCGCTCGAAAGCTCGACGCATCGGCATTGTCAGTGGCGCTCACCTTCGTCCCGCCTGACCGCCGCGCCAGGGACATGGACAACATGCTCGCAAGCTGCAAGGCCGGGCTTGATGGCTTGGCTGACGTGCTGGGCGTGGATGACAGCCATTGGTCCCTGTCGCTGGCCGTCTCCAAGGAAATCGGCGGCTTCGTCCGCGTCGAGGTGAGCCATGCAGAGTAAGAACAAGGCCGCGCCCACCAAGGCAGAACGTGCCCACATCGAGCGCATCAAGGAGATGTCGTGTGGCGTCTGCGAAGCCTCGGGGCCGAGCGAGTGCCACGAACTCAAGCAAGGCCAGTGGTTTACGAGCATCCCACTGTGCGCCGATTGCCACCGCGGCAGCTTCAACGGCATCCACGGCCAGGCCAGGATTTGGGCAGCCTACAAACTCGACGAGCAGGCCGTGCTGAACGAGACGCTGCGCCAACTGCTAGCCACATCATGACCCGCAAGCTACTCAAGGAGCGCCACCCATGAACTCCCTACAGAAACGCTTTGTCCGGTTCTCGCTGCATGCCGGTGCCGGTGGCCGCTGCACCTATTGCGGCGTTGGCACTGGACTGCGCCGCGGGACCATAGACCACTATCTGCCGCTGGCGCTTGGCGGGACCGACGAACGCGGCAACCTGCGATGGTGCTGCGTGGACTGCAACGCAGCCAAAGGCGCCTTGCACCCCAACGAATGGGAGCGCATGCGGCCCAAGAGGGCCAGCAAGTCACGGCATGAGGCGCGCTGCGAACTCATCACGGCGGCGATTCAGCGCCAGCGACGCGCGCACACGCTCATCGTCCACGCCGTGCCTCTGCCGAGAATCGCCCCAGGTCTGAAGCCTCGCGCCGTCCGAATGACGGTCACGGGCGATCCCGGGCGCTACTTCGCCGTCGGCGGCCAGCAATTCGAGGTTGTCGCCAGGAGCTGGAAACCATGACAATGCACCCCGATGACAAAGCCGCACCTGACCCGAGCCAACGGCTACTGGCGATGCCAGGGCCAGGGGGTGGATGGGTACGGGATGACGCCGAAGTCGGCGTTTGCGCAGTGGCGGGCGATGCTGCCGAAAGCGCTGAGGCCGTGGGTGGAGGACGAGCGCCTCTACCCGACGCCTGTGGATCCGATGCTGGTCGCGCTGGCTGCTTGGGAGCCGACGCAGGCGCATTGATCCATGGCATGCGGCCCTGGCATCTCGCGGACTTCATCTGCGGGGAGATCGAGGACGGTCGCCGGCAACCCGATGCACGCGTGACACCGCGCGAGATGCTGGACCTGCTGTCCGCGATGCAGCTCGGTGACTGCAAGTGCGTGCTCAGCGATGGCACCGTGCTGAAGCTGGCGGCACAGCAGGGCGGCTTTTACGTCACTTCATGCGGGCCGAGCCAGATGCTGGAGTCCGCATGAAGCGCCAATGGCTCGACAGGCGCATCGCAGCGCCCGGCCCGTTCCTGGCACTTTGCCTGACCGAGGATCAGCTCGTCAGCGCCTGCCGAGATTTGAAGGTGAAGCCGCCCGGCTACTTCATCCGCAACGACCACTCGCACGCGACCGTCCACCACTATGACTCGCCATTTGGACTCGCCTGCATCGTCTGCGTTCGAGGGTACGACGAGCACACCCCAGTTGAGATGGCGGGTCTCTTGGTGCACGAGGCAGTGCATATCTGGCAGGAATACGCCGACCACATTGGCGAGCGCAACCCAGGCCGAGAGCAGGAGGCCTATGCGATCCAGGCCATTGCGCAGGAGCTGATGGCGGAGTTTGCGAGGCAGGTGGCGTAGTGAAAGTCTCCGACAGCCGCCGCAAGCCGTTCCGCGCCCAAGGCAACGCCAGGCGTAGGGGCGAGATGCTCAAAGCCATGCTGAGCGGTTTTGCCGATGCCATGAATTGCCGGCTCATGGACAGGATCATGGCAGTTACCAAACCGGATCACATCCAGCACTTCATTTGGCGGCCGAAGCCGTACATCTTCGATGCTGGCGTGAAGACTGTTCACAGCGGAAAATGACAGGCATGGGCCAGCAATCCACGTTCAACGACAGCGACGCCGAGACGATCTACCAATGTCTCGCGGAGGGGAAGTCTCTGCTGTCCATCTGCGAGGCCATGGGCCTTGCGTACAGCACGGCGAGGCAGTGGGAGCTCGACCACCCCGAACACGCCGCGAAATCCGCGCGCGCGCGGGAGCTTGGATGCCATTTCCTGGCCGAGCAATGCCTACAGATCGCTGACACGCCGGTCGAAGGCGTCGAGACGACCGAGAAGCCGGACGGGTCCATTGAAGTCAAGCGCGGCGACATGCTGCAGCACCGCAAGCTGCAGATCGACACGCGGATGCGCCTGATCGGCAAGTGGGCGCCGAAGATCTACGGCGACAAGCTGGCCGTTGGCGGCGCGGAAGACCTGCCGCCCGTGAAGCATGACCACAACGTCACGATGACGCCAGAGGAAGCCTACAAGCGGATGCTCAGCGGTGGCTGACTGGGCGCCGGACTACGACCAGGTCTACCGCGAGCGCGCTGAGCGCCTGGAGCGCATCCGCTCGACGCCGGGGATGCTGGAAGGGCTGAAGGCCTTCTACAAGGACAACCCGGTCCAGTTCATCATGGACTGGGGCATGACGTTCGACCCCCGCAACGCCGAGGTCGGCCTGCCGACGACGATGCCTTTCCTGCTCTTCCCCAAGCAGCAGGAGTTCATCGTCTGGCTGCGCGAGCGCTGGATGGGGCGCGAGGACGGCCTGGCCGAGAAGAGCCGGGACATGGGCGTCTCCTGGCTGTGCGTGGCCTTCGCGGTCTGGATGTGGCTGTTCCATGCCGGCACAGTCGTCGGCTTCGGCTCGCGCAAGGAAGAGTACGTCGACGACCTCAACGACCCGAAGTCGCTCTTCTGGAAGGCGCGCCAGTTCGTCAACCTGCTGCCTGTCGAGTTCCGCCCGGCCGGCTGGGACCCGAAGAAGCACGCGCCCTTCATGACGCTGACGAACCCGGAGAACGGGTCGGCCATCGTCGGCGAGTCGGGCGACAACATCGGCCGCGGCAACCGCACGAGCGTCTACTTCAAGGACGAATCCGCCTTCTACGAGCGCGCCGAGACCATTGACGCCGCGCTGTCGCAAACCTCCAACTGCAAGATCGACGTCAGCACGCCCAACGGCAACGGCAATCCGTTCTACCGCAAGCGCCACGGCGGGAAGATCAAGGTCTTCACCTTCCACTGGCGCGACGATCCACGCAAGGGCCCAGAGTGGTACGCGAAGCAGCAGAACGACCTCGATCCGGTCGTGCTGGCCCAGGAGGTGGACATCGACTACAACGCCTCGACGAGTGACGCCTGGATTCCGGGCGCGCTGGTGGAAGCGGCGCAGCGCCTGGGGCCGGCCGATATAGAGGCGAATGGCCCCTGGATGATCGGCGTCGATGCGGCGCACATGGGCGACGACGAGAGCGTCATCACCTGCCGCCGCGGCCTGCTGACGCTCAAGCCGGTGCCGTTCAAGGGGCTGGATGGTCACGCGCTTGCGGCCAGCGTTGAGGAACTGTGCCGACAGTTCGAGGACGCTGGACAGATCATCGGCATGATCGCCATCGAACTGGATGGCCCAGGCGTCAGCGCCTACGACACGCTCAAGCGCGGCAAGTGGGCCGCTGTCGTCGTCGGCGTGCACACTGGCGCCAAACTGAAGGATGACCGGAACTACAACGTCAAGGCGCGGATGTGGCGCGCGGCGCTTGACTATCTCAAGGCTGGCGGCTGCTCGATGGGCATCGACCCTGAGCTGAAGTCGCAGCTGTCGTCCTACCGGTACAGCTACCGCGACGGCCTGCTGCTGATGGAGGCGAAGAAGGACTACAAGAAGCGCATCGGCAAGTCGCCGGACCGCGCTGACTCGTGGATTCTGACGTTCGCCACGCCAATGAAGACACCCGCTCCGCCCGCCGTCGAACCGCTGCCAGTGGTCAATCACTACCGCCGCCGCTAAACTCTCGCCCATCCCGACCGGCGCCACGCCGGCCCGCTGAGCACACCGAGCGTCCAGCAGCTCATCCGAACTTGGATGACGCTATGCCGACGATTGCAGCGGGCACGAACCCCACCATCACCCTTGCGGCCGGCCAGAAGCTGGTGTTTTCAGCCGGCGGCGCTGGGCTGGCGACCGTCCTGCGGGTTGGCGCTTTGGCGCCGCTGCGAAACATGATGCTCGGCGCCGCGCCGATAACAATCGGCCCGTTCGGCCTTGACCACACGGTCAGCGTGGCCTGCGAACGGGCGCTGACCTACACCGTGGGCGCGTCGCCAAATGTGCTCACCGACGCCGTAAACGGATCGACCTTTCCGGCGCAGTACGACGCTACGCAGGTGGCGCCGCAGATTCAAGCGGTGGTGTCAGGGGCTGGGTTTTCCGCGATCACCAACTCAGCCGCCCTCAAGCCGTTCGCCCAGTACCTTGCCGGGGCGACCGCCAGGGAGGTCTACATCACCGGCACCGGCGACAGTCTGCTGCAGTTCGGCGGCGACAACCCGGCCGCGCCGCCCAGCAGCGACACCCTGGCGGAGCGCGACGGATTCCTGGCACAGCTCCGCGCCCAGCTCAATGCCCGCCTGGGGACGCCGGACGGTGGCCAGTGGATCCCGGCCGAGGCCTCGGTTTCCGATACCCGCGTCGCCAATACCAGCGTCGGCTACGTCAACCAGTTCGGCCCGTACAACGCGTACAACAACGGCAGCAACGTCATCACGCAGCGCCGCGCCACCTCCCTGAATGGCTCGGGCCAGAACGTCACCTTCACGGTGACCGGTCGCTACCTGGACATCGAGCTCTGGGAAAACGCCGGCACCTACGGCGGCACCATGAGCTGGACGGTCGACGGTGGCGGCGGTGGCACGATCAACACCAATGCCGGCGGCGGCGCGACGGACACCTACCGCACGGTGCGCCTGGACCTTGTCACCGACGCCGCGCATACGGTCTCGATCACCTGGGCATCCGGTCAGAACCTCATCACCGGCGCGACCGTCACGCGGGGCCGTGGCGTCGTCACTCGCCGCTTTGGCTATGGCGGCAGCAAGGCCAGCACCTGGACCGGCCTGACGACCAAGCAGACGCGCACCAGCTTCCAGACGCTGGTGACGCATCTGCACATCATCCGGCTGAGCTACAACGACTGGAACAACCAGGTCGCTGACGGCCTGACCATCGCCGGTTTCCAGACCAACATCCAGACGCTCATCAACGCGGCGCTGGTGAACACCAACGTCAAGGCGGTGCTGCTGATCGCCGACCCGACCAGCTCGACGGCTGACACCAAGCCGCTGCTCTATCGGCAGTTTTCAGACGCCCTGAAGGCGCTGGCGACGGGCAGCGTGGCCTTCTTCGATGTGGACGTGGCCACGAACAGCACCTACACGGCAGGCAATACCGCTGGCTACTACGTGGACTTCGTGCACCGCTCCGGCGCCGGCTACTCGGCTGAGGCTCGCGCACTCACCGAAGTGCTGACCAGCTCAAACCTGCTGACGGCCTGATTCCCATCCCCTCCGCGAGCCCACCGCATGAAATCCAAAGCCCAGCGCCTTGCCGACCTCCACGCCGAGTCGCTGCAGGAGTTCAACGACATTCAGGGCGCGGTGCGCGAAGAGCGCATGCAGTGTCTGGAGGATCGCCGCTTCGTGTACATCACCGGCGCGCAGTGGGAAGGCCCGCTCGGCGATCAGTTCGAGAACCGGCCGCGGTTCGAGTTCAACAAGACGCACTTGGCCGTCAAGCGCGTCATCAGCGAGTACCGGAACAACCGCATCACGCTCGACTTCCAGCCCAAGGACGGCGGCAACGACGACGAGCTCGCCGATGCCTGCGATGGCCTCTACCGCGCCGACTACCAAGCCAGCAGCGGCGACGAGGCTGTCGACACCGCCTTCGAAGAGGGCGTCAGCGGGGGCTTCGGTGCTTGGCGCCTGTGCGCGGACTACGAAGACGAGCTGGACGACGACAACGACCGGCAGCGCATCACCATCGAGCCCATCCACGACGCCGACAACCGCGTCTTCTGGTCGCTGGACGGCAAGCGCTACGACAAGCGGGACGCGCGCCGCTGCTACGTGCTCACGCCCTACGACCGCCGCGCCTACCAAACGGAGTTCGACGACGACCCGGACAGCTGGCCGCACGCGATCCACCAGAACGAGTTCGACTGGGTCACGCCGGACGTTGTCTACGTCGCTGAGCTGTACCGCGTCGAGGAGGACAGCGAGCTCGTTCACATCTTCCAGGGCCTGGGTGGGGAGGGCGACGAGAAACGCGTAACCGAGGCCGAGCTGGAAGAGCAGGAAGGCCTGGCAGCCGAGTTGCAGGCCACCGGCTACACCGAAGTCCGCCAGAAGCGCATCCGCAAGCGCATCGTCATGAAGTACACGATGAGTGGCGGCCGGATCTTCGACAAGGGAGACCACAAACCCCAGCGCATCGCCGGCACCGAGATTCCCGTCGTGCCCTTCTTCGGCATGCGCCAGGTCGTGGACGGCATCGAGCGCTGCAATGGCCACGCGCGCCTCGCCAAGGATGCCCAGCGCCTGAACAACATGCTGCTGTCGTGGCTCGCGCAGATGGCCGCTGAGTCCGGCCCTGATGTGCCAATCATGACGCCCGAGCAGATGGCCGGCCACGCCACCATGTGGGCCGAGCACAACATCAAGCGCTTCCCGTTCCTGTTCGCGAACATGCTGACCGACCCGACGACGGGTCAGCCCATCCCTGGCAGCCAGATGCCGGCCGGCTACAAGCAGTCGCCGCAGGTGCCGCCTGCCGTCGCCGCACTGGCGCAGATGGCCTTCCAGGCGCTCGAAGACATGCTTGGCAACCAGCAGGCCGGCGAGCAGATGCAGCCGAACATCAGCGGCAAGACCGTCGAGCTGATCCAGAACCGGCTGGACATGCAGGTGTTCATCTACCTCAGCAACCTGGCCCGCAGCCGCAAGCGCGAGGGCGAAATCTGGCTCGCGATGATGCGCGACATCGCCGTCGACAGCGACGACAAGCGCAAGGTACTGGCTGCAGACGGCACGCCAAGCAGCATCATCCTGAACCAGGCCGCATACGACCCGGAGACTGGCGAGGACTACACCCGCAACGACATTACGAAGGCGAACTTCGATGTCGTTCCCGACGTCGGCCCCAGCAGCAGCAGCAGGCGCGCCGCCACCGTGCGCGAGTTGACTGCGATGAAGGCCAACACGCAGGACCCGGAGACCATCGCCATCCTGGACGGCCTGATCCTCATGAACATGGACGGCGAGGGCGTCAACGACGCCCGCGAGTATTTCCGCCGCAAGCTGGTCCGCATGGGCGTCATCAAGCCCACCAAGGACGAGGCCGCCGAGATGGCTCAGGAGCAGGCCAACGCCCAGCCGTCGCCCCAAGACCAGTTCGCCCTGGCCGCCGCAGAACAGGCCCAGGCCGATGCCGGCAAGGCTCGCGCACAGACGGTGCAAGTCATCGCCGACGCGGACCTGAAGCGGGCGCAGACGGCCAAGACCTACGCCGACACCATGGGAAGCCACAACGACCAGCTGATCGCCAGCTACCAGGCGCTGCAGCAGATGCTCCAGCCACCGCAGCAGGCGACCATGCAGTGACGTTGAACGGCGGCCCCTTGGAAGTTCAATTCATTTGAATGACAATCGCGCAATCCCCACCACGGATTTGAACAATGCGCCACTCCCGACTGCTCTCGCTGCTCCTTCGTCGCGTCATGGCTCCGGCCGAGATGGGCGGCGGCGGTGGCGGCGCTGCGGTCGTGGATGAGGACGAAGACCTCGGCGGCGACACAACCGGTGCTGATGAAGTCGACGGCAATGGCGACGACGAGGGCGGCGAGGGCTCCGCCAGCGCGGCCGACGAAGGCGAAGAAGACGACAGCGAAGTCGTCATCAGCCTGGGCGGCGAGCCCGAGCCGGCCGAAGACGACGACGACGCCTCCGCCGAGGCTGCCATCGCTGCACTGGGCGACGAGACGGCCAACGACGCCTTCGCCCGCATGCGTGTGGCACGCAAGGAACTGAAGCGCCGACTGCAACGCGAGGAGCAGGAGAAGCTGGAGGCCAAGCAGCGTGCCCGCGAACTGGAAGAGCAGTTGCAGGCGATGCGCCCCGCCGAAGCCACCATCGAGGTTGGCAAGGAGCCCGACCCGGACGAGTACGAGATGTACACGGACGAGGGCAAGGCCAAGTTCAAGGCCGACTACGCTGCCTTCAACCAGCGCAAGGCTGAAGCCGCAGCCCAGAAGGAGAAGCGCGAGCAGACCCAGCGCGAGCAGCAAAAGCAGTGGGCCGACCGCCTGACTGCGGTTGACGAGGCTACGGCCAAGCTGCCCGTGAAAGCGCAGAAGGAAGCCGTGCAGGCCTTCGACAGCACCTTCAGCGTCGTGCAGCGCGGCATTGTCATGGGCGCGCTGGACACGCCCGAGACCTCGGCGCAGATGCGCCACGCCCTGGGCACGAACTCCATGGTCGCCCGCAAGCTGGCCGCCATCAATGACCCCGTGAAATTCGCTGTCGCTATCGGCGAGCTGAAGGCCAACATGAAGATCACCAAGACCAAGCGCATTGCACCCGCTCCAGAAAAGCGCGTGCAGTCCGGCAAACCGGGCGCTGCCGCCGTGGGCAACCAGCTGGAGCGCCTGCGCGCCGAAGCTGACCGCACCGGCGACCGCTCCAAGGTCGCGCGCTACCTGCGCGACCACCCGCAAGCGGCCTGACGCCGCCGTCCGGCGCACGTCACGCGCCAGGTCTCGCCCACCTCACGGGCAGGTTTGAGGAGGCCCCCGTCCGGCCCTGAGCGGATGAGTCAAGCAGCGCGGCGCAAGCCGCATTCAGCACTCATCGCTCAAGGAACCGCATCATGGCTACCGCCTTCTCCAAGCAGGAAACCGTCCTGTTCGACAAACTCCTGGCCGGCTTCGACGACATGCTCGTCGCCGCCCGCAACGTCGCCCGCTTCAACGCCGATCCCCTGGTGTTGGAGCGCTCGCAGGGCACGCAGATCTGGCGCCCGCAGCCCTACATCTCCACCTCGGTGGATGGCCCTGCCGGCACCAGCATCTCGTCCAGCTTCAGCGACCTGACGCAGCTGTCCGTGCCCATCTCGCTCGGCTTCGACAAGTCCGTCCCGTGGAAGATGACCACGAATGACGTGAACGACCCGCAGCAGCGCGAGCGCAAGATCACCAGTGCCTTCCAGCGCCTGGCCACTGACATCAACGTGTCCGTCGCCAACGTGGCTTGCCTGCAGGGCACGCTGACCGTCAAGCGCACCGTCGCCGCCACCGGCTACGACGACCTGTCTTTGGCCGACGCGCTGATGATCGAGCAGGGCTTGGTGGGTGACATGGGCCGCCGTGTCGCCATCGCCCACGCCCGCGATTACAACGCCATGGCCGGCACGCTGGCCAAGCCGCAGACCTCGGCGAACCCGAAGGTCAACACGGCCTACGAGAAGGCCTACATCGGCAACGTCTCTGGCTTCGAGACCTTCAAGGCGGACTACACCTACCGCCTGACCGCCGCCGCTGGCACCAGCGTGACGGTGAACGGCGCCAACCAGCGCTACGTCCCGAAGGCCACCAGCACAGCGGCCACCGGCGAGACCGGCAACGTGGACAACCGCTACCAGTCGTTCGCGATCACGGTCGGCGGCGGCACGGTGAAGGTGGGCGACAAGTTCACCATCGCAGGCGTCAACGCCGTGCACCACATCAGCAAGGCCGACACCGGTCAGCTGAAAACCTTCACCATCACTGGCATCGTGACCGGCGCTGGTGGCACGGGCACGGTGCTGATCAGCCCGCCGATCATCGCCGCCGACTCCTCGCCGACGCAGCCCGAGCTCGAGTACAAGAACGTGACCGCGACGCCCGCCAACGGTGCCGCCATCACCTTCCTGAACACGGTCGCGGCCAACGTGCTGCCCTTCTGGGACGAGCGCGCCATCGAGCTGCTGCCCGGCCGCAACGGTGTGGACGAGGACGCCGGCTTCTTCATGCGCGGCACGACCGAGCTGGGCATCGACGTGATCATGTACAAGCTCTTCGACATCGACAGCAAGGTCTACAAGTACCGCTGCGATAGCCGCTGGGGCGTCGGCATGACGAACCCCGAGATGTGCGGCGGCATCCTCTTCAACCAGACCTGATCGGTTGTCTCCAGCCCGGTTTCGCAGCCGGGTTTTCTCCACCGGGCCGCCAGCGCGCGGCCCGTTTTTCAAGCAGGAGCACCGAACATGGACCGCTTTCCAATGATGATCTACCGCGCCCCAGGCCCCGAGCTTCTGGACGGCGTGAAGTGCGAAAGCCGCGTCATCCACGACGAGGACGAGATGCACGCCGCTGCCGGCGATGGCTGGCACCCCACCCCCAGCGCTGCGGGCGAAGCCCTGCTGGCTGAAAAGGCGCGCCGCGAAGCTGAAGCCGCCGACGAGGAGCGGGCGCTGGCCCAGGCGGAGGCCGAGATGCAAGCCGCCGCGATTCGCGCGCCGCTGGAAGCTGAGATCGAAGCGCTGAAGGGGAAGGTCGCAGACGCTGAGCAGGCGCTTGCGGACGAGCGCGCGGCGCACGCCAAGACGAAGGCGGCTCTCGCCGAGCCACCCGCCGGCAAGCGCGCCAAGGCCTGAACATGATCACGAAGCGCCAGCTCGTGTCCAAGCTGTTCGGCGAGCTGGCCCTCGTCGGATATGAGTTCGACATGTCGCCGGAAGAGCAGCAGGACGCCGCCGGCCGCATCGAAGCCATGGTCGCGAATTGGGCGCTGGACGGCACGGGCCTGCCCTACAACTTCTCTGCGGACCTGGAGAGCATCGACCTCGACGCCGATTCGGGTGTTCCGCTCGCCCACATGCGCACGGTCTACACCGGCGCCGCCATCGACTATGCCGCCACCCTCGGCAAGTCCGTGCACGTCAGCACCCGCACAGCGTTCGCGCAGGGCTTCAGCCGCCTGCAGGCCATCGCCGCCTTCCCGCCACCGGTGCAACTGCCCAGCAGCCTCCCTGCAGGCGCCGGCAACCGCCGACAGCGCGCGAACTGCAACCCCTTCATGCCAACGCCTGACCTCGGGCCGCTCCAGATCGCCGGTGACGGCGGTCTCGCCTTCGGAGATTGATCATGCCAGCCATCAACCGCCTGTCGACCGTTTCCGATCTTCAATCCAGCGACCTGATCGCGCTCTTCTCTGGCGCTCTCGGGAACGACGCCGCGGCCACGCTTGCCACGCTGCTGGCATGGCTGCAAGGCCAACTGACCGACGCCACCGCGCCCGTGACGCAGTACGCCGCGCCTGGCGCGAGCGGCTTCAGCGTCACCATCGCGCCGCCCACGACCGGCGCCAGCGTCTTCCTGCTGCTGCAGCCCGGCGGCGCCTATGCGGCTGGCACGCTGGTGCTGCCCACCGGCGTGGATGGCCAGGAGGTGGTCGTGCACACCCGCCAGGCCATCACCGCGCTGACGGTGACGCCGGCAAGTGGGCAGACGACCAGCGGCGCCCCCACCACGATCGCGCAGAACGGCTTCTTCCGCCTGCGCTTCGACCAGATCAACCAGCTTTGGGCCCGAGTGGGCTGAGGAGCACGACATGACCGTCAAGCAGCCCATCAATCCCAGCTACGGCTCGACGAAGAGCGTCACCGCTGGCACGTCCGCCGGCAACCTGGTGATCGACGCCCAGCGCGGCTCCAAAAGCCTGCGGCTGATCAACCTCAGCGCCAACGTTATCTACGTCCGCACCTGGGACAGCAATGCAGGCTCCGTGCCAAGCGCCACGGCGGCCGATTTTCCGATTGCGCCCAACCAGGCAACCACGATCACCAAGCAGCAGGAGCACGACACGCTGTGCCACCTGGCCGAGACCGGCTCCTCGCGCTTCCTGGCCTCGCTGGGCGAGGGCTGGTGAGATGGACGCGCCTTTCTACACCCCTCCCGCAGCCGGCGGCGCCCCAGCTGCACAGCCCTACGTCAAGCAGAACACGCCGACCGCCGGGCAGACTGTCACCTTCGACAACACGTCCGCCGACCACACGCTGTACCTGACCCCGGCAGGTGTGCTTGCAACCCTGACCGTGACGCTGCCTTCCGACGCCAGCAGCACGCTCGGCCAGACGGTGACGGTCGCAAGCACACAGACGCTGACGGCGCTGACGGTCAACGGCGCCACGATCCTCAACAACATCACGACGCTGCTCGGCAACGCCGCGGCCAGCTTCCGCAAGGTCGCCGCGAACACCTGGGTCAAGCTCTGACGCGTCGTGGCCCAAATCCCCATCCTCTCGGGCATCACCGCTGACGCGGTCGCGGACTTCCGCACCTCGTATCCGCGCAACATGGTGCCGGTGCCAAAGAGCACAGGCATCTCCGAGGGCTACCTGCGGCCGGCTGACGGCATCGACCTATTCGCCACCGGCCCCGGCACAGACCGCGGCGGCTTCAACTGGGAAGGCACGCTTTACCGCGTGATGGGGACGAAGCTCTGCAGCGTCTCCAGCGCGGGGGCCGTCACGGTGCTGGGCGATGTCGGCACTGGCGGCCGCGTCACTATCGACAACGGCGTCGGCTACATCGGCATTTGGTCTGGAGGGCGGCTCTACTTCTGGGACGGCAGCACGCTGACCCAAGTCACCGACCCGGACCTGGGAACCGTCATTGACGGCTGCATCACCGGCGGCTACGCACTCAGCACGGACGGCACCTACCTGATCGTCAACGAGCTGACCGACCGAACGCAGGTCAACCCGCTGAAGTACGGCAGCGCTGAATCCGACCCCGATCCGATCTTGGGCGTCAGCGAGCTGCTGAACGAGGCCTATGCATTCGGCCGCTACACCATCGAGGTGTTTGAGAACGTCGGGGGTGATGGCTTCCCGTTTTCGCGCATTGAGGGCGCCCAAGTGCCGCGTGGTGTCATTGGCACGCACGCGGTGTGCAAGTTCGCCGACACCTTTGCCTTCGTTGGAAGTGCCCGCGACGAGGCGCCGTCCGTCTACTTGATGGCACCGGGCAGCAGCCAGCGCATCAGCACGCGCGAGATTGATCAAATCCTTCTGCGATACACCGAGGCACAGCTCGCGCTGATGACCGTCGAGGCCAAGGTCGACAAGGGGCACAACTGGCTGATGCTGCACCTGCCGGACACCTGCTGGGTATACGACCTGAACGCCACCAAGGTCGTGCAGGAGCCGGTGTGGTTCGAACTGAACAGCGCGATCGTCGGCCTAGCCACCTATCGCGCTCGCAATCTGGTCTGGTGCTATGACCGATGGATCAGCGGCGACCCAACGGCAAGCACGCTGGGCACGTTCTCCGACGCCCACGGCGAGCACTACGGTGACGTCGTCGGCTGGGACTTCGGCACGCTGGTTCTCTACAACGAGAGCCGCGGTGCAATCGTGCTCGAGATGGAGCTCGTCGCGCTCACTGGCCGCGTGGCGGCTGGCGCCAACCCGGTCGTATGGACCTCCTACTCGCTGGATGGCGAGACCTGGAGCCAGGAGCGGCCAGTCTCCGCCGGCCGGCAGGGCGAGCGCGGCAAGCGCCTGGCCTGGCGCAACCTCGGGAAGATGCGCAATTACCGCGTCCAGCGGTTCCGCGGCACCAGCGACTGCCATGTCTCATTCGCGCGGCTTGAAGCTCAATTCGAGGCCTTGAATGGATGAGCTGAATCCACGCCGCCTGACGCGCGCGCAGCTGGCTCAGTTCCTGCCGACGCACGACCTCATCAAGGCCTTCGAAGCGCTGTTCAACGTCACAGGCGCCACGCCTGACGAAATCAACACGCTGACGCAGCTGGTTGAGGAAGTGACGCTGAACGCCGAGAGCGCCGCCGCCGGCCAGGCCGCTGTCGTGGCGCAGTTGCAGCGGATGGCGAGCGCCCTGGAGACGCTGGCGCTCGCCCCAGCTGTAGAACCTACACCAGTCCCGGAGCAATACGCCTGCGAAGGCTGCGCCGCCATGCGCGAAGAGCTCAACGCCATGCGCGCGCGCGTCGAAGCGCTCGAAAACGCCCCCTGAGGAGCCACCATGCCCGCCACGCCTACCGTTCTCATCGCCCCCAAGCAAGCCGAAGCAGCCCAGACCACGCAATACACGTCACCAGTGGGCGGCAAGGGCACGCTGATCGACAAGTTCACGGCCACGAACACAAGTGCCGGCGCCGTCACGCTCTCGATCAACCTCGTCAGCGACGGCACGCCGAGCGACAACGACCTGATCGTCAAGACGAAATCCATCGCCCCCGGTGCGACCGAGACCTTTCCTGAGATCGTCGGCAGCTACCTCGCGCCTGGCTCCGTCATCTCGACCATCGCCAGCGCCGCCACGTCCGTGACGATCCGTTCCAACGGTCGCGAGCTCACCTGATTTGCCGCAGCGGCACCCCCGCTGCCATAATCCGCGCACTTGACCGGCATTGCGCCGGGCAGCTGAGATCCCAGAGCCGCCAGCAGCTCGCCACCCTTCGGGGGGAGCAAGGTGGGCATTCTCGGTTCTCTCATTGGCGGCGTTGGCGGCTTCTTGCTTGGTGGCCCACCAGGCGCAAGCCTCGGTGCCAGTCTCGGCGGCGCTTTCGACTCAGCAGACAGTCAGCGCAGCGCCGGCAATCAGGCATCTGATGCTCAGTACCGAGCAGCGCAGCTTGGCATCGACGAACAGCGCCGCCAGTTCGACGCAATCCAGAAGCTGCTGCAGCCCTACGTCGAAGGCGGCAACAAGGGGCTGTCTGGTCAGCTTGACCTTGTTGGCGCCAATGGCCCGCAGGCACAGCAAGCTGCCATTACGGCCTTGCAGCAGTCGCCCCAGTTCACGGCCTTGCAGCAGCAGGGAGAAAACCGCATCCTGGCCAACGCGTCCGCTACCGGCGGGCTGCGTGGCGGGAACACTCAGGCGGCTCTTGCGCAGTTCAGCCCGCAGTTGCTATCGCAGCTCATCGATCAGCAGTACGGCCGCCTTGGCGGCCTCACCAGCATTGGCCAGAACGCCGCAGCCGGCGTCGGTAATGCCGGCATGCAGACGGGGGTCAACGTCTCCAACCTGCTCGGACAGCAAGGCGCCGCCCAAGCAGGCGGCTATCTCTCGGCCGGCCGGGCTCAGTCAGGCTACGCCAGTGGCATTGCTGGAGCGCTGGGCCAGTACTACGGCCTGGGCGGATTCGGCGGGAAGAGCGGCGGCGGCATCAATCTCGGGGGCGGTGGCATTGGCGGTTTTTCGCTAAGCGATCTTTTCAACGGTACCGGCCTGGGCGGAGGTCTTTAATGCCAGATCCCTCCAACTACTCGCTGGACGTTCAGCAACCATTTCAGGCCGCCTTGCAGGGCTATCAGGTGGGCTCTGCCATTCAGGCAAACCAGATCCAGCAGGCCCAGCAGCAGGCCGCCCTGGCCCAGCAGCAGCAGATGCGCGCCGACCTTGCGCAACTCTCCGCCAATCCGACGCCGCAGGGCATCAGCGCCGCCGTTATCAAGTACCCGCAGCTCAGCGAGCACTTCAAGCGCGCGAACGACATGCTGACCACGCAGCAGCAGGACGCGCAGAGCAAGGCCCTGTTGCCGATCTACTTCGCCGCGCAATCTGGCAATACCGACGTCGCGAAGCAGAAGCTGTTGGACCGAGCGGCGGCCTTGGAGAACTCTGGCATGGCCGGCGACGCCAAGGAAGCGCGCGACATGGCGAGCTTGATCGACCTGAACCCCAAGGGGGCGACGGTCATGCTGGGCGGCTACCTCGCGCACACACTCGGGCCGGAAAAGTTCATCGAGAACTTCGGCAAGCTGGGCACGGAGCAGCGCGCCGCTGATCAGGCACCTGGAGCTCTTCGCAAGGTCAATGCCGACGCCAGTGCGGCCGAGTCCGACGCCACGACCAAGGCCGTGACCGCGGACTTCGCCCACCAGAACGCCGTGGCCGACCTGGAAAAGAAGGGTTGGGACGTCAAGAACATCCAGAGCGAGATCGGCTACCGGAAGGAAGCGAATCGCATCGCGGCCATGAATGCCGCCGCGGCGCAGCAGACAAATGTCCTGAGGCGCCAGGAACTTGAGCTGCAGGTCCAGAAAGGCAGCCAAGACTTGGCGGACAAGGTGCGCGCCAAGCAGGCCGATGTCGAAAGCGCGACAGGCACCATCGACAACCTGCTGAACACGGTCGACCGGATCAAGCAGAACCCCAGCCTGAACAGCGTCCTTGGCACCATCCAGGGCCGCATGGGCGCCTATGTCAGCGACGAGGCATCTGACGCCATCGCCCTGATCGACACCCTCGGCTCCCAGGCCTTCCTGTCGCAGATCCCAGCCATGAAGGGCACGGGCTCGCTGTCCGAGCGCGAGGGAGACAAGCTGCAATCCGCTCTCACGAACCTGAGCCGCACGCAATCCGAAGGCCAGTTCCGCGCCAACCTGGACGAAGTGCAGCGCCTGATGCTGAAGGCGCGCAAGAACGTCGAGACGCGCTATGGCGTCAAGGCGGGCGTGCCTGACACCCCGGCCGTGCAAACCGCTCCCGAGCACATCGACGCGCTGGTCAGCAAGTACCTGAACCCGAAGCCGCCGGGGGCACGCTGATGGCCTCGCTTCAAGACCTCGAAACCGCTCTGGTCAACGCTGACAAGGCTGGCGACAGCGACGCCGCGCGCCGGCTGGCCGTGGCTGTGCGTGACGCGCGCGCTGCTGCGGCCTCTGCGCCATCGGCCGACCGCATCCCAGGCATGGGCGCCGAGCCTGCGGCCGCGCCTTCTCCGACCTTGTCCCAGCGCGCCGTTGGCACAGGCGAAGCTGCCCTGGCGACAATCACGTCGCCTTTTGCCTACCTCAATGGCTTGGCAGCCGGCGGCAATACCTTCGTGAAACGCCTGCTGGCCGAGTCGTTCGGCGCTGAGAACCCGGAGCAGTACGACCCGGGCAAGGCCTTCGAACAAGCATCTCAGGCCGCGCAGTACACGCCGCGCACCGCCCAAGGCCAGGAGCAGGCTGGCGCGGTTGCCGACGCCATGCAGGGCCTGGCGCCCTTGGCCGGCCTCACCGGCGAGGCGGCGGCGCTCGGGCAAGCCATGCGCGCAGGCCGTGCTGGCGCAACACTGCCGACGACCGCACGCGCAACTGCCGAGGGCGTGGCTCGCGATGCTGGCGCATTGGTCAGCCCAGCGGCCGGCGAAACAGCTGCTGCGGGCGTTGGCAAGGCTATTGACGCTGCGGGCAAGGCGCCGGGCATCATTCGAGACGCCGCCGCCTCTCTGCCTGCCCGCACGCGCGAGCTGATCTTCGGCGCAGAAGAAGCGCCCGCAGCTGGCACGATGGGCAGCGCAGGCGCAGCCGGCACCGACCTGGCCACGCAGCGCGCCACCACGGCCGAAAGCCTGCCGGTGCCGATCAAGCTGACGCAGGGCCAGCGCACGCGCGACTTCGCTCAGCAGCGTTTTGAGCAGGAGACGGCTAAAGACCCGAGCCTGGGCGCCTCCTTGCGCGAGAACTCTGCCCGACAGAACCAGCAGCTGGCGCAGAACTTCGAAGCCATGATCGACAACGTCGGTGCAACGGCCCCGGACATGCGCGAGACAGGGCGCGTGGTCGACAGCGCGCTTGTCAAGGCTGCTGCAGACAGCAAGCGGGAGTACCGCGCCAAGTACCAAGCGGCGGACAAGGCGGGCGAACTTCGCACGCCAGTCAACCTCGACGCGCTGGTTGACCACCTTAACCAGTCTGCGCCCGAGGCGTCTACCGCACCCCTCATCAACACCGCGCGCAACCTGGCGATCAAGCTCGGCATCGCGAAGGACGAGGGCGGTCAGCTTGTGCCTGTGCGCGGTGGACGTCCGAACACGCTGACGAACGAGCAGGCGCCGAACAATGTGACGCTGAAGACGGCCGAGACGTTCCGTCAAGCGATCAACCGCAACATCGACACCGAGCCGACGAACATCCGCCAGGGCACGATCATCAAGCAGCTGATCGATCAAGCCACCGAGAACCAGGGCGGCGACCTCTACAAAGGAGCGCGGGCGGCCCGCCAACGTCATGCCCAGCTGTTCGAGGACAACGCCATCGTCTCCGACCTGCTGGCCACGCGTCGCAACACCGCCGACCGCCGCGTCGCGCTGGAAGACGTGTTCAACCGCACTATCCTGAACGGCGACCGGGAGTCGCTTGGCATGCTGCGTCGCACGCTGGATGTCAGCGACCAGCGGGCTGGCATCAAGCCGGGCACGACCGGAGAAGGCGCCCAAGCCTGGCGCGAGCTTCAAGGCGCCACGCTGCGCCATCTGCTGACCGAGTCCACCAAGGGCGTGGCCACCGACGTCGCCGGCAACCCCATCTTTTCCGCAGCCAAGCTGAACAACGCCGTCAACGCGCTCGACCGCGGCGGCCGGCTGGACTTTGTGCTCGGCAAGAAGAACGCGCAACTCGTGCGCGACCTGAACGAGGTGGCAAAGGTCGTGCTGACCGCCCCGCCTGGCGCCGTGAACACCAGCAACACCGCCTCCGTGGTGCTGGCTGCCATCGCTGAGGCTGGCGCAACCGGCGCGTTGACGGGCCTGCCGCTGCCCGTGTTGTCGACCTTGCGCGCCGGCACCCAGTTCGTGAAGGACGTGAAAGTCCGCCGCCGCGTGGAAGCCGCCCTCAACCCGAACGGCCGGCAGCGGCCCCAACCCTGAGACTGCCATGCTCGCCATCGAGTCCCCTTATCCTCAGTTTTTCGGCCTGGACGGCTCGCCGCTGGATGCCGGCAATCTCTACTTCGGCCAAGTCAACCAGAGCCCCGAAACATCACCGGTCACGGTCTACTGGGATGCCGCCCTGACGCAACCGGCTGCGCAGCCGATCCGCACGCTCAACGGCTACCCGGTGCGCAACGGTGCACCGGCCATGGTCTACGCGGCGGCGGACTATTCGCTGACGATCCGCGACCGCCGCGGGCGCCTAGTCGCAACCGCTCCGAGCTCGGCCGAGTACAGCTTGGGGTCGGCTATCGCTCTGATCCGCACTGACCTTGCCAGCACTTCCGACGCCACCAAGGGTCCGGCTTTGGTCGGCTTCAACGCCACGCTGAATTACGCCACCGCCACCATCGGCTGGCACGACGTACAAGAGGTGTGGGTCACCGACTTCCCCTGGAACGCCGACCCGACTGGAGCGACCGACTCCCGCGCCGCGATTCAGGCGTGCATTGACTTCTTCACGCAGAAGTACACCGCCTATCCGAAGTTCGACATGTACTCGACCGGCACGCTGAAGACTGGCCGGCGCGTGCGCATCAACTTCGGTACGGGCAAATACCTCATCAACCCGACCGGCGTGAGCGACCCCATCGCCGGCCTGGATCTGACCTATCGGGGCTTCATTCACCTCAAGGGTGAGAACGCCGAGATCATCGCGGGCGGGCAGGCCAACATGTCGGCGCTGGTGGACATGCGCTGGTCGAACGAGATGCTGTGCACTGGCATCGTGTTCAATGGAGCGGACGATGGCGGTGTTGACCGCTTCCTAGACTGCGTGCGCGTCGGCGGCCACGAGAACCGCGTGCTCATTGCCAGCGGCGGCGCCTACGACTCCACCATCAACTGCAAGGCCGTCCACTTTCAGAACTGCGAATTCCGGAACCCCGGCGACACCTGCCTGAACACCATCAACCCGTCAAGCACGGTATCGGCCAGTGCCGACAACTCCGATTGGTCGAACCTGTTTTTCGCGGGCGGCGGCGTCGGGCTCAAGTACGCCGGCTACCAGAGCTGGCTGAGCCGCTGCAACTTTGCCTCCCAGACCTATGCCGGCGTGCTGTTCGGCAACAACGCGCGGCTGAACATCAACGGCGTGCAGTTCACGGAAGCGAATGCCTGCCCGGCGTTGCTCTTCGACACCGACACGACCGGCATCAAAGTCGATTGCTTCCACCTCTACGCTGAGCAATGCACTTACGTGGTCCAGGCGCTCGGGACCGGCGCCAGCAAGGCGATCAGCCTGCGCCTGTTCGGCGGCGAGCTGGAGTCCTGCCAGAACGGTCTCATCGCGATGTCCAACCGGCTCTGCACGGTCGGCCTGCACGACGTGGAGATTGGCAATACCAACGTCAACACGGCGATCAGCTGCAGCAACACGTCATCGACGCTGGTTTTGGAGCAGAACCAATTGCCGCAGGACTTCGGCGGCGCCATGGCGAACTTGGCGAGCTGGCTGGGCAAGGTGCAGCGCTTCGGGTTCCTGGCCGGCAACCCGGTCAACTATGGCCCTACCGGCACGGTTGCGATTTACGTCGACCCTGCGGCCGGGTCCGACTTCAACGAAGGCTATTCGAGCAACCGCGCGCTTGCCACCCTCGGCGAAGCCATCCGCCGGGCGAACTCGACCGGCTCGACGTCCATCTATCTCGCGTCTGGCCCTGACGGCGCGCCGCGCACATACAGCCCGCCTGCCAACTTCGAGATCTGGACAGGGCGCATCGTCCTGCTGCCGTGGGAGAAGCACGCCGGCTCAGCGACAGCGATCAACCTGCGCACGATCCTCGACTGCTCGGCCAACAAGGTTGCAGTCTGGGGCGGCCTGGTGGAACTTCAAAACCTCACCGTGCAAGGCGGCCGGGCTGTGCTTTGCTACGAGGGCGTCGCGACGGCTCTGAGTTGCGTCTTCCCGGCAGCCGGCGCCAACGGTGCGCTGTTCGGGCGCATGTGCCGCTACACGATCAAGGACTGCACCTTCAACGGAGCGGGCACGGACGTCGGCGTCTACGTCGGCGACCAATTCGGGGCCATGGGCGCGCTCTACAGCGGTGGCGGCAACACCTGGGGCGCAGTCACGAAATACGCGGCGTTTAGCGGCATCACCACCCACATCACGAGCAACCTCTAAAGAAGTCGCGGAGCCGTCACATGAGCCACCATCAAGACATCGTGCAAGGCGGCGGCGGCGCGGCCGTGTTTGGCTGGGCCGTGACGGCTTGGACGTGGTTCTCGGGCGGCGTGTCGCCACTGGCCGCCCTGGCCACGCTTCTGACCGTGGTGTTGACCGGGCTGAAGCTATACGACGCCATCCAGCGCAAGCGCAAGGGCAAGCCGCTGGATAGCTCGGCCATGCCGCTGGGGGACCGGTGACAGCCGGCCAAGCGCTCTCTAAGGCCGGCGGGCGCACGTTTGTGCTGACGCTCGGCTGCGGAGTGGCCACGGCCATCCTGCAATGGTTCGGCAAGCTGGACCCAGCGGGCAGCACCTACGCGCTGGTCGTCTCGGCCACGGTCGGCGCCTACATCACCGGCAATACCGTCCAGCGCATCAAGGGGCCGAAGGAGCAGCAGCCATGATCGGATTCCAGTTCTCCGGCACCAGCGAGGCTCGACTGCGCGACGTGCATCCTGACCTGCAGAAGGTCGTGCGCCGGGCGCTTGAGCTGTCGAAGACGGATTTCAGCGTGGCCGAGGGTGTGCGCTCCTATGCCCGGCAGAAGGAGCTCTTCGACAGCGGCAAGTCACGCACGATGAACAGCCGACACCTGACCGGACACGCCGTCGATCTATATCCGGTTCACAAGTCCGGCGGCGAGTACCAGCGCGAAGACTTCACAGAACTGGCCGACGCGATGCGGCGCGCTTCGGCGGCACTGGGGATCCCGGTCGAGTGGGGCGGCGACTGGAAGTCGTTCACCGACTGCCCGCATTGGCAGCTGCCGGTCAGGGCATACCCGTGATCCCGCTCTGGGCCGTCAAGCTCGGCGCCGGCATGGTGCTGCTGGTCGGCGTCTGGGTCCACGGATACCACCATGGCAGCGAGCGCCAGAAGCGCCAGGCCGCGGCCGCGCTGCAGGCTGCAACGGACGTCGCCCGCGCTGAAGAATCCCGCCGCGTCATGCGGCTGCAGGAGGCCCAAGATGCCGAACACCTCGCCCGCCAGGCGGCCCAGCGTGATGCTGCTGCCGCTCGCACTGCTGCTGACGGCTTGCGCCGCGCCGCCGCAGGTTTCGCCTGTCTGCCCAGCGACGCCGCCTCTGCCACTGGCGGCGCGTCAGCCGGCCCCGGACCCGGTGTGCTTCCCGACGTGCTCGGCGAGCTTGCAGCGCGCGCTGACCGGCTGGCAGAGCAGGCTGACGCCGCCCGCATCGCCGGCCAGCTCTGCGAGCGCGCCTACGACTCGCTGAGCCGGTGAGATGGACTGCCCACTGTGCGGCGGGCAGCACTCGCTGAGCAAGTGCCCGAGGTGGCGTTGCAGATGCAACGTGTTTACTTGGCATCGCCAAGTCGTTGATTCACAACGCGCTGACTACATCAATCTGGGGCGCGTAAACTGCCGCCAGAAAACAGCCTAAGCCATTGATGCAAAACAGAAAACAGGCTCTCTTGGTGGTCTGCACCGCCAACATCTGCCAGCGCTGATTTCTCCTATGAACGGCGAGCGCTGTTCACTTCGTGTTCACTTGCCGTTTATTTGGGTCCAGCGGTTTGACCGTCACGCGGATGGAGTCTGACCCGCGTGGGTCAGCGTAGAGGGCGGCCGGGCTCGACTCCGCCGCGCCGTTGGCGATGGCCTCGACATAGACGTCCTTCAGCTCGCCCAGCACGCGGCAGGCCGTGTGAGGGCTCCACTGCTTGAGTTTGCTGGCGATGTCGAACGGGCGCAGGGCGCGCAGCTTCGTCGAGCCCCAGGCGGCCTCGATGTGGTTGATTGACGTGGTGCGGTTCTTGATGGTCTGCGGGTGGTAGCCGCGCTCGCCGATGATGCAGCGGTAGGTGGTCAGCCACTCTGCGACGGTCGGGCCTTCAGCGGCCGGCGCGGGGTCATTGGCGGCAGCTTGGACGGAGCCGACTTGGGCGGAGGCGAGCTGTTGCAGCGCCTGCTTGAGCAGTTTCTTGAGCTTGCGTTTCTTCATGTTGATGTTGTTGTGCACCGGCAAGGTATGGGGATCAGGCCTTGTGCCCCGCCTGCATGGCGGCGTCGATTTCGGCATCCAGCTTCTTGTCCGAACCGCAAGCCAAGTAGCTGTCCACCTTCCATGTGCGCAGCCAGCGATACCGCTCAGCATCCTTGCGCAACGATTCCAATTCCGAAGAACCGGAGGCAAGGTAGCGGCGCAGCATGTAGGCCACGTCCATCGTCTTCGTGTCCTCGGCGTGTCCGCAGCGCTCGCAGTTCCAGACGGAGTTGTCCAGCTCCTGCATGATCGTGAGCAGCATTTGACGATGCGCGTCGCGCTGGGCCCCGACCTCTTCGATGGCTCGCTGAGTCTTCCAGCATTCTTCTTTCAGCTCCAGCAACGCATCGCGCTCCTGCTCGACCTCATGAAGCCGGCGCAGCTCAGCGGATGCGCGTGACGCGACGTGGTTGTCGCAGTAGGCCAGCGCGTCGGCGAGCCGCAGGGATTCGGGTTGCTTGTCGGTCATGGTGTTGGCAGAAGGCTGTGAATCAGGTGGCAATCGCTGCCGCTGCGCGCACGATGGCGCGGCGGGTCGCAGCCGCCCAATCGTCGTGATTGATCTCAGTGAAGGTCGGGCACCAGCCAGCGAAGGCGCCAACCTCGGTGATCGTTGGGTACGGCACATCCAGCCGGGTGCTGTGGGAATAGCTCACGCTGATGCCGAGCTTTGCCGCCAACCGAAGCGCATCGCCGTCGTCGGCGAGCGGGTTCCAATACCGAAACTCCCGGGTATGCAGACACTGGAATTCGTCGGTGCCACGGCCCTCAGCATCCAGCTTGAACAGGGTTCCAAGCACACTAAAGCCCGCGGCTTTTGCTGCCAGTTCCAGCAACGCTTTGTCGTCGTTGGTCATACGGGGTAGCTCCTGCAGTCGGTCTCGTTGAACATGGCCCACCAGTCGCGCTTGGCGGCGGCGTACTGCCATTCGTTGCGCCCGTCGTCCGGGCCGGCGACGATGGGGCCACGCTCGTCGTCCCAGGAGTTGCGCTGCCGGATGGCAGACAGGATGCAGGCGGGGCAGTCGTTGGCGACCTCGCGCATCCTGGAGAAGCCCTCGGTGTCGAGGATGCGCAGCAGCTCGGCGCGCGGCGGCGCCGGGTCAGGGCCACCTTCATCGGCCAGCGCCTTGCACATGCCGCACTCCCGATTCGGGTTGAGCGTGCAGCCGCGCTCATGGCGGCGCATGGCACTGGGCGACCCGTTGCCCTTGTTGCAGTGGTCGCAGTAGTAGCGCGGGCGCATTGCGGTTCTCATGGATCCTCGCGGGGGATGGGGTTAGGGCTTCGGGGCTGCTGCGGCGAGCTGCGCCGCGTATCCCGCCTCACGCTCTGGCCTGTAGAAGCCCGCGCCTACAACTTCCTCATGGAGCTGGCGCATCGTGGTGATGGTGGACTCAAGGCGGCGAGCGTGGGTAATGCCCTTCTGCGGGTGTCCCTTGGGCAACAGATGCTGCACCTCGTCGTAGTACCCGGGGAGGCCGAGGCCGTGGTCATAGCGCAGTGCCATGCTCATCAATAGGCCAGGTGTCGGCACGCGCGGCACCAGCACCATGTCTGCATCCTGGGGCTGAAGTTCGGCCAGGGCCTCGCCGTGGATCGTCCGGTACTCGGGCCAGCGGTCGCCGATGGCGTCCTCGCTGATCAGCTCCGGGTGCACGTCGTCATAGCGTTCGCCGCGCTTGAGCGCGACCAGCACTTCGTCATCGGCGAGCTGGATGGTGTAGGTCTTCATGGGTTGGCAGGGGGGATTGATAGTTCAG